TCACGCATCTCAACAATCCTCTTGCGAACCTTCATCATACGTTCGTCTTTGAGGTCAAATATACTAGTCAAATCTTACTCCTTACTCGGGAGTGCCATCCTCTTCTCTCTTGGTCTTTTTAGACTTATTACCTCTTGGGCTGTCTAAATGTTGACCGGAAGCGGCTGCCCCCAATGTGTGCGTAGTGTAGGCTCCTAGCCCACCTTGTCCCAATTGTAACAGACTACTTATGCTTGTCAAGGCTTTCTCTAAACGAATATCATTTTCACGATGAATATCCATTACCTATTGTTCATCCTCTTCCGGATTGTCCTCTAGGGCAATGTATTCATCTAAAATCTTATTAAGTTCAATTGTAGCACTGCGGTCAGCTTTAGCTGCAACTTCGGACTCAATTTCGGATTGGATTAAATCTACAAGGGTTAGTTGCTTTTTAACATCTGTTTCTGTCCCTGCTCTATGCGCTGTATTGTTTTTTTGATCTTCGGTTGTATCTGCGGGGGGAATATATCCAGATACATCACCATAGTGAGCCTCCCCTGTAAAGGTTTTAGCTTCCACTGTACCCTTTTTATTATCCATAAGGCTGGTTGATACAGATTTTATTATATCAATTGCAAACCCCTCAACTGCATCTTTACCCTTACTACTCATCTTAGAAAGTGATTTTCGTTGGAGGAATGCGTCTAACTTCTGGGGTCCACTTTTAGATTTTTTCTTACCCTTTTTCCCACCTGAACCACCATAGGTTGTCGTGAATACCCCCGGGTCGGAAGACACTGCCACTGTTCCACCGGCAAATTCCTTTAAAAATTTTTGAAGTTCTTTTACCCTAGGTGTGCCGCCTTGTGCAGAAATGGCAAATTCATGCCCTGATGCAGCCCTCCCGTGTGCCTTTGCACGTCGTAATTTACCCGCTTTTAGAGCCCTCCGTGATAGCTGTTCATGATGCTCTTTAGCACTGTTATGGTAATTCGGACCAGCTACCTTGTTGTCTGGGTGGTGGATAGCTTTGACACCATCACCATAATAATATGTCGTAGTCCCGTCTCTAGCAACATCCCGCCTAACGTACAGATGACCCTTGCGCTCTTCAGGGGTGTTCCTGAGGTACTCCTTATCATTCTTATTTTCTGGGCGTGATCTGGTTTCAGGTATATCGCCGTCATGTTTTGCATCTTTAGGGTTAAATTTCATAGCATCAGGCATTATTCATCCTCGTTTTCATAAGAGTACGGACCTTTCTTTTCACGTTCTGATACTGTAGAAGGACGCCTATGCTCAGGTTTTTGTATTGAAGATGCGCTAAATGTGGCTTTCTCAACAAAACCTACACCATTGGGGGTAAGGGCTCCCACATATTGTGTACCATCTGATTCAAACCACAACTTGCTACCGTCAGCACTAGGACCTTTAATAATAGGTGTAAAACCTTTATCCATTAAATCTTGAACCCATGTCTTACCTGAACCTAGAGATTTAGCTAATCCATGTATTCTATCAATAGTTACTTTATCTCTTGCTTCGTTATATTCATCTACGTCCCGTTCCATCAATGGTGTTTTATCCATTGCTGTGGGGACTTTACCAAATCGTGGGACTTTTACAGTATCTACAGGATCAAATTCTAATTGCATAGGATTCATCTCAGGGGGGACTTCTTCCCCACCTTGCTGTTGTTGAGCCATCTGATCAGCTTGTTGTTGAGCTTGCACTGCCTGTTGTTCTACCTGCTGATGCATAGACTCTACTCCCAAAACTTGACTTTCACCTTCAATTTGGGCTAGTGGGACTGGTTCGCCTGTTACAACAAACATGATATCATCCATGTCTACATTTTCATTCTTTAGTTTCAGAGTGTATCCCATATCTAATAGAATCTTAGCGTTGTTTACACGCTGTTGAGAGAAACTAATTCGTGTGGCTTCTGCCTTTTCTTCAGGGTTAGGGAGTATAAGCTCAAAATCTGTAATACCAAAAGCCTCTAATAACCTAGGGAATACTTTATCTTTAAGCCTCCGTTGATCAGACTCTACAGTTCTACCCATAACTACAAGTTGGGAAGTTTGTGTGGACATTCCCCCAAATGAATCGGGGTTACCTTGCCATACAGGGGTTACTCCCCATATAGCGGCAATTCGTTCCCTGATTTCGTCCTTAATTGGGAGGTAATCCATTTCCTGTAAGGTGTGGAATAGTCTTACCATATCAACTCTACCACGTTGGTTTCTGGCACTTACCGCAATCATAGGGACATAGTTAGGGTCTTTACGTGTTTCTGCCTGAATAATAGCTCGTTCACGCTTCAACGCTTCTGGGTCATCAGTCTGAACCATCAGCATAGATGCGGGCATCTTGCGTTCAAAGAAGTAACGGTATAGGTTTTTATCCATACCTATTAAAGTTAGAGCCTTTTCAAAAATAGTAAGAATTGGAGACATGCCGTATGTCTCAGTTGGAGTGAACTTTGACGTGTGAATAATTTCATTTTCTAAGAAATAAACTACTTGTGTTCGGTGTAGGAACCTGTACATGGCTCCTCTGAGTTCTATACCACAGGGTTCTCCCTCAGACCCGTCTTCTTCCTGTGCGGGAATCTTACAGTTACCGGGGGATTCAGTGATAGCTTCACGATGAATGGGGCAAATAAAATGTGTGTTATTAGGGAGTCCCATCTCATCTAGGTCAAATTCTATCAACGCAGGATTCATTCTTCGGATTTCTACTACTTTAGAAGAAACTTTATTATTTTCATCCGCTACATATTCTTTTACTAAATAAAGAAATGCGTCATCAATTGTATTAACATCAAACTCAAATAGTCTAAGTACTTCTTCCAACGTCTGACCGAATTGGTTGGCGTGGGACATTACTTTTTTCATTCTGGTTAATTGATCTAAGTCAGGCTCGTCTGTGGTGGCGGAGAAGGATAATCCTTGCCTGAATACTTCGTTAATAATATGCCCTATAGGGGCACGTATTTCTTCTACTGTATATGAAATATTCTGTAAGTCAGAAATTAACTGTCGTCTGTATGCTAACTGGTTACGTATATAAGAGTTAGCAATGTAATCAACACCGAACTCAGGGCTTCTTCCTTTTTCCCTGTCATCAGAACCTTTCATGATAAGGTTTTCGTTAAAGTTTGCTAACGAATCTAACACAGAGGAAGCAGAGGCTCTTTTTTGTACAAAGGGGCTGCCGGGGCCGACAAACTCATCTAAACGCATTAGTCATTAAGTCCTATCATGTTTTCCGATTGCCCCATATTAGCTAGTTTGGAGATAATCATCTGCTTTATAAGAAAGCTCTCTGATACCTCACTAGGTGGAGCAGGTTGTTGAATATTTAGTAGAGGTTCTCTCTCGGCTTGTGCAGAGTCTAGGTCTAGAAGCTGCTCACTTAAACTTTCATTTTCTCTTTCTAAAACAATTTTGTCGGCTTCAAGTTCTTCAACCTTGGCTTCTAAAGCTTGAATTTCAGCAATAGCGGCACTTTGTAAGTAGCCTCCTTTGGTTGCCTCTCGTATCACTGCTAAATACTGCCCCTCTGTAAGTAAAGTTACAGCGGTATGATTATCAGGAATATCTTCACTATCTTCTATTGTATTTAGGGATTCATCCCATGAATCTAAAACTCTCCACGTACCTGATGCATCTCTTTTGGCTACATACTGAAGGTCGTATGTTTTGCTTAGTCTGTCCACTATATCTTGATCACTCACGAGAGCCTCCTAGTCTTTATTCTTTCTTATTATACTGCTAATGCGATGATTTTACGCAATATGACACTTAGACCACCCACAACTTTTGCAAGTAGAGCATCCTGATTCTTCTACAATGAAGGGAGAACTACAGCACTCTTCTTCTGTGATAGATAGTCCTAACCACTTTAAAGAAGAAGGGGAATCAGTGTATAAAGATTCAAGTTTGAATTCATTATCAACTGATGAAGCCATTGAAGGTATCATAGATAATTGGGATAAATCAAAACTTTCTGTTTTAGTTTCCTCTTTTACATTAGACACTAGAACCTCCTTGTCACGAGAACCTGACCTGTACACTGTAATCCCTTTACACCCAGTTCTCCATGCTTCTATATAAGCGGTTGATATATCTTCAACTGTAGCACTATTGGGGAAATTAATTGTCTTAGATATACCAGAGTCACAATATTTTTGGAAAGCTGATTGCATGCCTACGTGTCCTTCAGCACCTATATCGGCAGATGTTACAAAAACATCTTTAGCCCACTGTGGAACATCATCTCTGTCCTGAATAGAACCACCATCAGCCACGTACCCCATTAAATCTTCCGAGTAAAAGCCTGAATCTTTAGCAGTATTTTTAAAATATTTGTTTGCATAAAAGAATTCCTGTCCTTCAAGAACATTTTGTTTCCGCCAAACTAGCGCAAAAGTAGGCTCTATTCCACTAGATGTGTCCGCAAGCATAGAAATAGTTCCTGTGGGAGCCACTGTAAGTCGGCAAGCGTTACGATACTTAGGTCCACCTTCCTTGGCATAATCACTGCGATCCCAAGCAGGGAAAACCCCACGTTCTTCAGCTAATTCTATAGAGGTATCATCTGATGTGGTTTGTATGAATTCCATGACAGTAGCACCCACTTCCCTGCCAATCTTCGTGTCATATCCTATTTTCAGTTTAATGAGTAAATCAGCAAAACCCATGACCCCTAAACCAATCTTCCTAGTTGATTTAGTCATCTTCTCTATTTCTGGGGTAGCGTAATAATTAGCGTCAATAACATTGTCAAGGAATCTAGTGGATAATTTAATTACAGAGGCTAAATCTTCCCAGTCTACTGAGTCTTTCCAGTTTGTGCTTTCTGAAAAATTATGAAATTCAGCTAAATTGACAGACCCTAAATTGCAGGATTCATTGCCCAACAAAGGCTGCTCCCCGCAAGGGTTAGTTGCTATCATGTCTCCATATTGTTCTTTGACTTTATTGTCCTGATTTATGCGGTCTAGGAAAACCATTCCCGGCTCTCCGTTTTTCCATGCCCCTTTAGTAATTGTATCAAAGACCATCCGAGCATCATGCTCGCCTACAACTTCATGGGTGTTTGGGTCAATCAAAGGGTAATGAACTCCCGCTGCAACGGCTTGCATAAAGGAATTGTCCACCCCAACAGAAATATTAAAGTTATGAATGTCGCCTTCCACTGACTTGCAGGAAATGAACTCAAGGATATCGGGGTGATGAACATCCAGAATAGCCATATTCGCCCCGTCTCTCTTACCCCCTTGTGTAATCATTGATGATACACGACTCAAAGTTTTTAATACTTCTATCGGTCCGCAAGCCTTCCCATGTGTAGAGGCAATGTTGGTTCCTCTTGGACGCAACTTAGACAAGGCAAACCCTGTGCCACCACCGAACTTCTGAACCATAGCTGCGTCAGTTGCACCTTTCATAATTCCTTCCATAGTGTCTTCCAGAGGAAGTACAAAACAGGCTGAAAGGGTTCCTTGATGAGTCCCTGCGTTCATCATAGTCGGGGAGTTGGGTATAAATTTTAGACCATCCATCATCTCAAAAAATTGATTGGTGATTTTCGTAACTTCATGGTCTGGTTTGTCGTACAGTTGTTCTATCAGGGCTACGGTTTTTGCAACACGTTTGAACATATCAGTGGAATCCTCAACTGTCTCCCCTGCCTCGTCTTTTAAGTAATATCGTTTTTTCGCAATCGTCTCGGCTTGGGGGGTAAGATCAGCCATTTATTGGAACCTCCGCTTTCATTCTTCTTTTCGTGAACCGCATTGCAAGCACAAACGGTTATTTCTGACCCACATTGTTGGGACACAAGTGTCTTCCTGACAGGCAGGATTAGGGCCTTTTAACCGTGTGTCGTCTTTGAGGATACCTTCATTATACTCATTCTTTTTATGTTCCACCACCTTGAAAAGGTCAGTTTCTTTGTCATTTACTGCGACATCTAAAGAGTGGGTAGTTGGCTGTTTAGAGCCGTCTATATCTTCCATCCAATCCAGCACGTTTCCTATGTTAGTAAACCCCATAGATGTACTATCATACACTGCCCGTAGAGCCATTGCAACAGAGAAAAAGGCATCACCATGCCCTTCCACAGTATCAGGGGCTTTTAGCTCGTTATTTACTGAAAGTATCTGAGAACGTTGACGCTCATCACGTAATAGCCGTAGATTACCAGAGTGTACGTATTCCTCAAATATTTGTGCCATTTCATTTTTAGATTTTAGAGAGAAGTGCATGGGGTACCACTTATTGTCAAGTCCCCTATCTTCTAACTCTCCACGAGTGTTATCATAAAAGGCGTAGTCTAAATCGAAATTTTCTACCAAAGAATTCAAATACTTTACTTGGGCGGTAAATTCCCAGTTATCAAGCCATGATTGGTGTACTTGGGTTATAACCCCATTGTATTCCTGAAAAATCACAATATGGCTAGGGTTACGCTTTTTACCCACGTCACACCCAGCGTACAACCTAGACCCCGGCTTTTTATAGAAAAGCTCACTAGGGCTGTGGTTTTCTAAGTCACCATCTTCACAAGATAATATGGAGGGGGCATCAAAGTACGCCTCATCACTGAACGCCGGTTTTAGCAAAAACTCTGAATCAAACGCTTTGGGTTTAGCTCTTTGTATTTGTAGTAAATCTTCTTCCGAGTAACGTTCAGGGAACAACACTCTACGATCTGGTTCTGGGTCTAGGGCGGGCATACGACGCTGGAAGAACCGTTCGTCGTTCTCTAGTACTGCTAGAAGGTCAGACGGGGTTTGAGGAGTTCCTACAACAACTGTCGGGACTCCGGGGTTAGGTATAAAAATAGCCTCAGTAAGGAACTGGTTTTCTACTTTTGACAGATTAGCTAAATTCAAACCCGAATCAGGGTCTCTAAGGATGTCATCTGCTATCATTCCTCCATTTACGTGCAAGCCACGTTTGAAGGAAAACACGCCACCACGAATAATTTCCACTATGTAGTCATCGTTAATAGAGTATCTAAACGTATATTCTGAACTAGTATTTTTATTAGTCATCCATTGGTTTAGTACAGGATTACGGTCTACTTCCTTTATAAGCTCACCGACGTGATACTTAGCCATTGTGTCGCTATAAGATAGGTACAGGAAGTTAACGTCCCTCCCCATCTTTAAAGCCCTCCAAATAGGAAAGGCGTGACCAATAATGGTGGACTTAAAATGCGTTCTAGGGACGACGCTTACATAGTTTAGATTATCTTCTATAGCCCGTTCTACATCATCGCACATTTTACCTACGTGCCATGCATTAAATAATTGGGGCTGGTCAAAGCTAAGAGACCATATGTCTCTTACGAAATCCCACATCCCGCCTACCTTAATAGTGGAGGAAGTTTTTAACCCTCTGGATAAAAGCGCAAAAGCATCTTCATAAGAGGTTACGTCTTTCTTATTAGTCGCCATCCGGGGTCTTTTGCATCAACGCTCCTAACCTAATAGATAGCCGTATACGAGTGTCTTCATCGTGTATTTCTTCAGATAAAATATCGAGCACTTCTTCTACAAACGAAATGTTCACTAATCCTCTAGCTATTCCTCTGGAACCTTGTATGCCTATATCAACGGCTTTCACAGCGTCACCCGGACGTTGGAAGGTTAGGTTCTCTAACTCGTCAATAGCTTTTTTAGTAATCCTATCATATATTTTTCTTTGCTCTATATCATCTTTAGCTATTCGAGAAGCTTGGGACTCCTCTACTTTAGCTAGGGCTTTTTCCTCTACATTATTCTTACGTTCTGCCCAATTGTACCTCCGCTTCCAACTGTATATAGTCGGGGCAGATACTGGTTCATTTGGGAACTTCTTCCCTAGCCCTGATACAATTTTTGAAACTGTCATCCCTTGAGAAAACAGTTTGAATGCATGGGTACGTACTTCTAAAGGTGCTTGTCTAGGCATCAAACAGTCCACTTCCACCAGTTTGTAGAGGGGCTTGAGGTTCGTCTCCGTCGTATGAACCTTGGTCTTTAGGAGAGTCCCAGCTTCCCCATCCACCGTCGCTAAATGCCATGTGGTCAGGGTTTTGAGATTCGATACTTCCCCCATATGGAGTGCCATCTGGTTGTAGTGTTTTAGACCAGTCCATCTTTGAACGTCTGTCAGTAGAAGCTGAATGGCAAGACGGAATGTCTACCTTAGTTCCAGCGGGTCCAGTTTTTGAAATTACACTTTTGAAATCTATTGTGATTTCCTTCCTCATGCATACACCTTCCCAGATATGGGCTTGCTCATTAAAGGGTTTGAAGTTGGAGTTGTCTTGGATATCAGAGGTAGTGCGTTGTACACCCTCGATGGTCTGATTGTATTTACATGCAGTAAACTTACACCAGACTACTTTTCCTACCGCTTCTCTCAGGCTTTCACCTGTCATACCTTCAGGAAGGGTGGATTTATACTCTTTGCTGTTATCTTTCGTCTTTTTCCCACGATTTACGTAAAAGGTTGATCGCTGTTGGTTATGCATTGTCATCTAATTCTATCTCCTTAGCCCATAAAGCTATACACGCTGCGTCCGCAAAATCTTGTTCAGGGAAAATCTTACCCCACTTTTTTTCAGCAAATTCCATTATATCGGGTTTTTTGGCGTTTCCCTTGCCTATAACCTTCTTTTTCCACGTATTATTGTCAACAGCGGAGAACGGAATACCTGACCCATAGAGTGCATACTTACAAGTAGCTGCTACGGACGCAATAGCGATAGTAGCTTTGGCGTTTTGGATGTATATAGCGGACTCTATTCCCGCCGTATCTGTAGATATTATACTCAGTTGACGGTAAAATTCATCAACTATTTCATAAAACCTGTCTTCCGCTAACTTTTTCTTGCTACCACATTTTATCTGCTGTAAGACCTCATCATCTTCTCCTAGGAGTACCATGTGGATAGCTTTACTTGACGTATCTATTCCTAATGTACGCATTAATTCCTCTCTCGCCTGTCACCATCAAAGCCCCCAGTTCGTACAGTCACTACCCTAGATATAGTTGCTACTGCTGAAGAATACAACTTCAAACGTCCCAAAGCCTGTTGGTACATTGCTTCAATTTCTATGATATTTCTTCGCAAATCTCCCAGATCATCATTCTTTAGGAAGATTTCCCCTCTAGTAGCTTCCTTAGTGGGGCGTTTTTCCTCCTTCATGTCATACTCTCTTAAGAGTTCAAAGGACATTACATTGTAAATCTCATCAAAATGTGCAGTCATAGCACCTTTACGAGATTCTAAATCCGCTACATGCTGTTCAAGTAAGGCTCTATATGCCCCAAAGTATATTAGATACTTACCAATATCGTCGGGGGTGGCAGTAATCAAATCTTTAAAGGTAGGTGCCTTGTAATCACCTGACTCAAACCCAGTTATAAACTCAGGTATTTCTAAGGTATCCATATAGGATTTAGCTTTAGACAGGGCGTCTACTGCATTCCATCGTTTTTTCATTTGTCAACTCCTTTACATACACACCATGAGGGACCCGTACATTTCCAATCTTGGGGGAGTATTTCCTCAGCCATTACCTCTTGGCACATCGCTACCATCTGCCCCCATAACTCTTCGTCTTGTTCTATTCTGTACTCTTTCCAAGTTTGATTATCTTTATTCTCGTACAAAATGAAGGCTTCATTATACTCTGTACTGTTCAAGTAACATTGCACCTGCATTATGTGTTCTGGTTTAGGTCGCCTTAATTTATCAAACCCTCTGGCATTAATAGTTTTTAACTCTACTATCCAAATCTTTTCCTTGAAATCAATGATAAAATCTATTCTACCTGAAATAGGAAGGGGTTCATTGACTAGGAAACTTTTCTCGTCTTCTACATACAATTTAGCAGACTTTAAGTATTTTATAAACCTATCTTCAAAAGAATTACCTGTAGAGAATACCCTAGATAGTAAAGGGTCAATCTCTTGAAGGGGTAAAGGGTCACCTTTTGAGTCCACTCCCCAGTAGTGATACCATAAGGCTTTTTTACACTCTAGCTTTAATGCTGAAGGGTAGAAGAACTTAGGTCTACTTGCTCTTGATGTGTACCCCATAACTTTATTTAGGGTTCTTGATAGTATTTGACTCTTATGTATCTTTCCTGATTTAGGGATACTGTTTGTCTGAATCTGCCCTATTCCCGGCATGGTGTTCCTCCATAAAATTACTGAACTCATCTCTAAGCCCACTTAGTGTTTGTTCTTTTAGATGCCAAACTAGGGGGTAACCCATATCACCTAAGTCCCTATCTCTTTTTCTGTCACGCTTACCAAGATGCCCAAATACTCCGTCTGCCTCTATTATCACATCTAATTCTGGCAAAAAGAAGTCAACGGTATATTGCCCCATTCGTACTTGATACTCATAAAGTAAACCGTTTTCTTCGATTACAATCTTCAACAGTTTCTCCTGAGGAGTGTTATCCCTGTAAGGCACTCTTTATCACCTCAAAAGCAGATTGATCTAGTTTGAAATAGTCTCTCACATTAGCCCAACCCTGTATAGACTTCTGGTCTGGTAACAAATCGGAGGAGTAGAAGGCTCCTTTTTGAGTGATGATTCCTTGATTCAAAGCTTCTTTCAAATAAGTCTCCACCTCGTCGATGCCTCCTTCAAGTCTGAATGGTACAGAAACCTGCTCCCAACGCTCACCACCAAACTTGTCTTTTAGTAGGGAAGCATTGATATCAAAGCCTACACGTTTATCAGCCCCATTGACCTTTTCTTTGATGTAAGCACCTCTGCGAGTTTCCAGCACACCGTGAGCAAAGAACTGTTGACCTTTACCTCCCGGCATAGTTTCAATTGCTGATACCGGTCCCATACTACCTCTGACTTGGTTAATGGCAACTAATGTTGAACCATAACGAAGCATTGGGAAGAAGCGAACAATAGCCTGATTCCATGACCGTGCTTGCCATGCCATCGGGTTGTAATTGAATAGATCATCTTCCTCGGAAATAGACGTGGGAATTAGCCCTGCAATGCTGTCAAGACCTATGAGGGTTACCCCAGCTTTCATGGTGGCGTAAATGCCTTCATATGCTTGCTCTGCATTAAGGGCAGGTAGTACTAGGCATTTGGAAGCGTCTACACCATTTAACTCAGCCCAGTCAGCATCCCAAGATAGCTCTGTGTCAATTATGGCAACTGAACCACCTCTATCCTGAACCTGTTTAGCTAAACTTAGGAGTAGGTAGCTTTTGCCAGATGACCACCCACCAAACATAAGGAACATCTTCTTTGCAGGAATCCCTCCGTTTGTAATCTTGTCAAGCTGAGGGATACCAAACGGTATACGGTCGTACTTGAAAAACTTGTCATCACCAGCTAGAAAACCTAATTCTGATTGATCAAGAAGACCAGAAAACATATCCTCTGAGGACTTACCTAGTAAGTCATTTGATTTACGCTTCGCCAATGGAGTTCCTGTTCAAGTATGCTTCTCCCCATGCCATACACACCGCTGCACACTGTATGACTTCCTCAAACATTCCAGCACTACGTTTTTCATATACCTCCCTAGCCACTTCACCTACTTCTTCAGTTAGGATGACTGTCCAACGGTCATCCGAGTTGTGGGTTTGGTCACCCCATTTTTTATCTTGTCGTTCACGTTCTGCTAGAACAGCTTGTAGTACGTTAGCTCGTGTCATTTCATTTACTGGCATAATTTTATTCTTGACCTTTCATTATGTAAGATACTTCTTGTTGGACCTTTTTGTAAACCTCTATAAAAACCTTGTCAAAAGTCTCTTTTGCTTCAGCTATTTGTTTTTCCACGTCTCCTTCAGTATCAATGTCGTGGATACCTACTTCTACTTTTGCAGATTGGTAGTTGCCCAAATTAACTGTAAAAGCCATATTCTGTGATACTTTCATTTATTTCCCCTTTTTTCCTATAGCCGAACCAGTTAGTAACGCTCCAAAGGATAGGTGGAACAACCCACCACCCTTGAGCGTAAATGGCTCGTGTTGACTTACTAGCTTCTTCAGGTACTCCAGTTGTACCATTGGGTCTTCTATTGCTTGTATATGCGCCATGTAATCAGCTAAGTCCAGCCCCATTCTTGCAATTCCGTAGTAAACCGGAACAACCATGAAGTCGTATATGCAAATCGTCAAGTAGGTGATAAGGGCAGTCCATCGCCAATAATCAGTCATTACACACTCCTTTCTTATGAGTTATTACTCTATAAATTGTAACAAATTTGTAGCGGGAATGTCAATAGTCTGAGGGGTGTATTCCACCTTTTGTGCCCATGATGGATTCGCTACTTCTATATCTACTTGTAATGTAAGTCCTAGTGAGTTTTGTTCCATAATATCCTTTAGATCGTGTACCACTTCATGATACTCACTCTCATGAACTTCAAAGACTAATTCATCGTGAACCTGTATCAAAAGTCTTGATGGCTTATCTTTAAGATACTTGACGCATTCAATGAAACGTTCGGTAACTACTTCTGCGGAGGTACCCTGAATCAAAAAATTAATACCCTTATAAGCATCATTTTTATTAATTCGGTATAAACGACCATATTTATTTCTTACTGTGCCAGTACGCTCAATAGCCCTTTCTACATTAGTCTTAAAGTCTTTGAACCCCGGCATGCGTTCTATAAAATTATTCTTATACTCTCTTGCTTTTGTTCTGGATATCTGTAATGTCATAGCCAACTTCTTCTCTCCCATACCGTAAAGAACCCCGAAGGTAATCGTCTTTACAAGTTGTCGGTAAAACGAGAAGTCAGGGTGGTCTTTACCAATCCCATACGCAACAACTGCGTTTTCTGAGTGAAAGTCTACATTAGGCTTATTTAACAAAGTAGTAGCTTCAGGGGTGTTTAGGTAATACAGAAGCATGCGTACTTCCATCTGAGAGTAATCCATTGCAACTAGTTTGTATCCCGGTCTAGGGGTTACAAGTTGTCTAACGTGGCACTCCCCTTCCTCTCCCACCATCTTATCTCCACCTAGATATGCCCATGATTGAAGAGTGCTATCTGATAACTTAGGTAGTTTTTCAATCTTACCTTTATTAAGGGCGACCGCTTTTACACGCTCCCTTACCACATTAAAGTCTTCAGGAGACTCCAGATTCTTTTCTGTAATATAAGTAACACTTGCCGGTATATTTTGCAGGTTAGGATTAAGCGACGAGAGTCTTCCTGTACCCGCTTGCCAATTAGAGAACGTAGAATGTATAGTCGAGTCATGTAGATACGGTTCCAAGTATGTGTTTTTTAACTTAGCTAACGTTCTATACTGCTTTACAAGCCCTGTGAATGGGGAATCTATTTGAACTAATGCGTCCTCTGCCCACGATTCTATATGTGGCTCTCCTGAAGCTTGATGAGAACACTCTGCGTTCCTACACTTCGGTGTAAGGATGGGGGAGTGGAGACCTTTAGCATTCATTATTTTACTAATATTAGGTCCAGAGTTAATGTTAAACTCCTTCCCAGCGTCCTCAAAAAGAATCGTTTGTATCTCCTCCATACGTGACTCTATACGTAACTTTAGGTTTTGGGCTAATTCTACGTCTACGTTAATTCCGGGTCTCTCTACTTCTAATAACGCTTTAGTTGAATCCAACATTAGTGACCAGATTTCCATCTGATTAGTAGAGCGTATCTCATCTAGGCAGTCGGTGTATAGCCTCCATGTCCAGTATACATCCTTCTCGCAGTACGGACCTAAAATAGACGGAGGGGCTAGGGAGAAGTCATCACCCCACCCATTTTTTGTTATGACAGCCTTTGTTTCTATATCATATGCCCCTGCATCTATTCCGTACTTACGAATAATAGAGGGGGTAAGACCTAGTTTACTGACATTGGAATGCTCCGTTAAACGCACCATGACAAGAACATCAATAAGAACCTTATCTTCAACATCTAAACCATCCTTCTCTAGGAAGGCGACATCGAATTTTAGGTTATAAGCATATACTCTCTTAGCTTTATTCAATACATCCATAAGCTTAGGGAGGTTTTCCAATGGTAAATTAGAGTCACGGGTTTTATGTCTAAACGGAAAGTAAAAAGTCTTTCCTTCAAGGGTGCCTACCCCAATACCACAGTTCTGGTGTGCTCCGAACCTGTCAAGACCGTTTGTTTCTACATCTACAAACAAGTCCTCATTGCTACTCGAAAGTACACTCAGAGCATCTTCAAATTCTTTAGCTGTTGTTACTACTGACAAGGCTCATCGTCGCCTTCGGTCAGCACGGTTACGGAACTCTGTGTTACCTATGCCGTTTTTCCATACTGCGTTTAGGTTATGCTTCAAAATCCAATGAGGTCGGTGAACTCCGCCTATTCGATCTTTAGGGGCACTATCATTTGGATAAGCTTCTAGGTAGCCCTTTTTACGAGCGTACTCTGGTTTACTACTCTCTCTCATCTGTCGTCGTCTAGCAGCCCTATCCATTTTTTTACTACCCATCTTTCTCTCCTCGTTTCCTGTAAATAAGTAAGGGGGTGGTTTCCCACCCCCCTAAGTCAATTACTCCCATGGGAGTTTTTCAACAAGCTCGTTTTCGTGAGATTCTGACTTAGAGTCATCAATACTCACAGCAGAGGTTGGCACATCACCCGCTCCGGATGATTGCCCTACACCATAGTTATCCATCATGTAGTCCCACGCTGAAGGAAGGTCACTTACCTTAGCTAACTTGTCTTCAGGAATTTTAAGCTCTAGCAAGGCTTGTGCGGCAATAGAATAATTAGTATTCCTTCCTGCCCCACGCCGAGTCACTTTGATGACACCTTTAGTAAGGTCACCACCCCAATCATTGTAAACATCTACTAGATCGTTGTAGTATTGGTCGTCCCTACCAAAGGGTAGGATACAGAACCTAAAATCACCGACTTCCTCAACATATCGTTTAGTCTTACCATCTGGAAGGAAAACCTCATTCCAAGCTTCATTCTTCTTTACGGCATGCGCTACATTATGTATGTACGCCCAGAACCCAAAACGGTACGATGGTCTGTTACCTTCAGGCACAGGTCGAAGGGGTCCGTCTTTATCTGCAAGAACTTTAGTCCAACCACCACTGCCATCAGTTTGTTGGAAGGTGTGAACCCAGAAGCTGTCCATATATGGGTCATCGTCTTGACCGGACGCTACTGAAGTTAAAAACACTTGGCTGTCTTCCAACCAAAACTGTTCCCTACGACTTCCGCCCCCGTCTCCACCTGTACGACGGCTATTTCTCATTTCACCAATTCCCGGCATTATATTCTCCTTACCAGTAATTCCTGTTGCTAATAATTTCATCTATTAGTGTTTTATCAGAAATTTCTTGAATGTCCTTGTTACCTTCTGGTAACTGTATGTAACTAATCCTACATGTGGGTGAAAGCTTTGTCAAGCAACGCTCTGTCCCAATCCTTCCAGCCTCATCATTATCTAAGCATAACACAATTTCACCTATTGATAAATCTTTTAGTAATTGCGCTTGAGTCCCAGATATACTGGCACCTAGTAACGCTACCGCATTGTATCCCATTTGGTCTAACCACATGGCATCTAACGAACCTTCGGTTATGCACACCATATCAGTACCCCGAACTAACGGTTGCCCGAACAGAACTCTAGATTTTTTAAATCCTGTGGCATATACATACTTTGGTTGCTCGCCTTCTGCTCTACGAATTAGGTGACCCACATTAACTTTGTCTTTGTCTAAGATAGGCACGGCTAACCCATTTTGTGAGGTTATTCCACAGGAAAATCTCTTCAAGGTATCTACTGTGAATCCCCTATCAAATATCCAGTCCGGTACATAAGATTGGTTGAAGTCAAATGACATCTCTCGATTACCCTCATTTGGGTCAACCTTCCAAAGCAAGTCATCAAATACATTTATGTCAACTACATAAGCGGAATTACCTATATATTCATCTACAGCTTTTTCATCCATCTGTAAATATTTCTTAAAAAAGTATTTTAAGTCTCCCCCACCACATCCTGCATAGCAAATCCATTTTCCTTTTTCAGTATTTACTGAAAACGAATCATGAGAATCTCTGTGGAACGGGCATAACATCTGAGATTCCCCGTGAGGTACGTTGAACCCTGCCTTAATCATTAACTCTTGCCAGTTAGACATTACTACATTGCTGCCATATCTGTTTCGGTGATTAACCCTTGGTTGACATCCCACTTCAAAGTGGCTAGGTCAGACCCTAAAACACCATCTCGGAACTTCTGGAATTGTACGTCCCTTAGTTGAGGGAAGTTTTCGACTAGGCACATCGACAACGCCACATCACTGGCTCGAATAAGTGCATCTCCGAACGCAACTTGATTAGGACCCGGAGGTTGGAACATGTTCGCCCCAGCTTCACGGGTAGCTTGGGTAGCAGCTACAATAGTCATATTATTAGCTAGTGCAAAATTCTTCAACCCGTAGAACAAGCTGTGGCTTTGCTCCCATGCAGCCCGATTGGAAACCGCAGTAGAAACTAAGTACACCCCGTCAATAATACAAATGTCTGGGCGGTACTTACGTATAAGCCCTGAAATCCCTGACATAGATATACTATCCTCTCCTGATATGCTGTCACTTATCATAAGGTTCTTTCGATTATTACTCTGTAAAAACTTCTTATACAAAGCTGTGTCCATTTGTGAACCTGTTCGTATCGCATGGTGGGATAACTTTATTCCCATCATGTTTGACATTACTACGTCTACCCTCATTCCTATTGATTGCTTAGGCATCTCAGTAGAGATTAATAGAGTTTTCTTACCCTGAAGGGCGGCTTCACAGGCAATTTTTACACATAACCATGTCTTACCGACTGTAGGTCTTGCAAAGAATGATACTAACTCCCCGGGCTGCCAACCCATTCCGGTGGCATTTATGGTTCTAAATGGTGTCCGTATACCAATCATACCCTCCCCTAGGGTACGCTTTTCCACTCTATCTTCATACTCTGCAAGCCTATCGGTTTCACCGTCGTCATATTGCGAAACGTCTTCATCGTAACCTACTTCAACATCTGCTAGAGAGTTAACTATAGAAGTTAGAGCCGATTTAGGGTTAGAAGAAAGTAAGGTTTTATTATCAGAGAAGGACTTGATTACCTGCCTAAATAGAACTTGCTTCTTGAATTCTTGTTGTGCGTAATCAAAATTAGTATCTCTGGCATCGGAACGTAAGGAGGGGTACTTTTCCAGTAAAGCCCCGTTACTTACTGCCTCTTTAAAGTCGTCTCTAAATTTCATTGACCACTCTACAGCATCTTTGTGTACCACAAATTGACTAAGAGGGTGGTTGAATTTCTTAAAGTTCTGATCTTCTAAAAGACCGAAAACCAACGCTGACTCTACAAAACTGAAACTTTCGCTATCCATTTGGGGTCCTCTCGACTACATGCACTTCTCGTCCTGAACTATTTATAATACGGAATTTTGCGGGGCTTGTCACTACACAATTTAAGCTAAAGGATTGAGCCTCACGGACACCGGTAAAAACACCGTAATCCCAAAGTTCTTGAGATGCAGGTGAGTCACCTTGGATGTGACACAATAAACGTACCTTATCCTGAGGTGGTAACTTTACAGTTGAAACGTTATTTCGTTGTATCGGGTCTCTTTTTTCTTGCCGCTTTCTTCTTTGGCGATAAGTTCGCGAGTTTGGTTTTGTCATTCAGAGAGTTCTCCAATCGCATAATTAGCTCATTTTGAGTAGTGGCGTCATCTGCGGTAGGGAACCATTTGTTCTCTATGTGCATAAGACGCCTCCAAGTAAGCTTATCATCAGGAGTACCTTTTGTCAAAACTAAGTAATACAGGTCAGGGCGTTGGACATTAGGTAGATAGTTCCAGTACCCCTTCATTATATAAGTGGCTTTAATTTGCCGCTCACTGTCCCGTAACCCGACATACAGCCCGCACAGGGTCTTGTATAGTCCTTCCCCGTCAACCACTTTTTTGATGGCACTTAGTTCGTTACCAATAAAACCATGCGGGGTATACTCGTCATCGAATTTCTCTTCGTACCACCCTTTATACAGGTCAAAAATATCTTTAGATGTAAGGGTTTTATTCGAGGGAGCCATAATAATTATTAAACTTTTCTTTTAGGGCTCTTTTGATCTTATACAAAGATACCCCGTTAATGCCTTTACCAATTTCAGTGTTAGAGAATCCGGTAAGACGTTTAATAAGATAGTCGGATTCTTCATCAGAGAGGTCTAATACTTCTAGATCAATCTTATCAAGCACTGCTTCAATATCATCAGTCTCATCTGCTACGTCATACCCTGAAGACTCCCAGTCACCTGAGTCAGAATTTTCAGAGGCTCCTAAACTTGCCATGTATCTAGGTCTTCTAGCACTTTTGGTATGTAATGTGCGTATAGTATTTACCATACTTGTATGAAGGTAGGTGTGGAAACTTGTTTGTTTTGATACATCAAATTTTTCAGCAGCTTTTATGATTACTATTCTAAGTTCTTGGGCTAAATCGTCTCTATCAAAGCCGGGGATATACGTATTGCTTACAAAACGTTGTACTTTAGGCTCCCACTGCTTGATTAATTCGTCGTTTACTATCAATGGCTACCTCTTTGTTACGTCTAGCAGTATAAAAATGATTTTTAGAGCAATATATCCCTTTATAACGTTCTTTATGACCCCTGATAATTGCATCTCTGTGTCTATAAAAACTAATTTTACACCAACTACACGTAACTTGCAAGTATCTAAAGGCGAATTTACACTCTTCTGAGTGCCATTTTCTGGCATCTTGTACTTGTTCACCACATATCTTACACCTAGGGACAGAACGGAGCCGAGGAGCCTTAGTTATATAGCCTCTACGGGATAACATATTATGTACGTTCTGCCGAGTCGTGCCTATTAAGGAAGCAATTTTTGAAGTTGACATAAAAGGGTAACGTTCCTTCAAACGAACTACCCTGTTTTTATTTTTCATTAGAAGTTACTTAACCCGTCGTCCGCATCTTTACGGGCTTTATCCTTTTCATAATTCAATACAAGTTTTTCTATTCTGGATTTTAGAGTAGCGGCTAGATACGTAGCATCTACATCTCCTGTTTCTCCAATGTCTTTTATACGACTGGATGCGGCTACAATTCTTGTCCATTGTGCGTCTGAGAACGATATTGTTACATCAGGCATTAGTTTTTCTCCTTTAATTCTTTAACTTCGGTTGAAAGTTCTTGTACTGCTTTTATTAATATCGGGATGAAATGTTCATACTTTGCTTTGTACATTTGTTCTGGATTTCCGCTATGGAGTATCCCTCCAAAATCTTCTAACGAAGCTATCCCGTGATCTTTTAATACTTCAACAACATCCTGTGCTATAAGCCCATAATGTCTTTGATCCATAACGTCGTCATGTTTTTCTTTCCATCTATATGATACAGGAGTTAGATCATTTACAAAAGATAATCCTAAATTAACAGGTTGGATATCTTCTTTAAGTCTACGATCTGAGGATACAGATAAGGTATTGACAGAATAAATATTCCTAAAATCATAATCAGTACCTCCACCTCCGTCATTCCATCCTAAATCAAAAGAGTTAGTGGGGTTCGGAAAAATGGACTCGTAAATCCAAATCCCTGCACCGTTTTCCCCAAAGTAGGCTGCTAATGACCCATTAGCGGTAATACCTAAATATTCGTTTCCGCCTGTTTCATATTCAAATAATCCCGTATCCTTACCAGCGGAGCCAGCAAAAGTTATACTAGGAGCCGAATTAGTCCCATCTTCAACTATAACTCCTGTGTAATTATCTATAATGACATGTCCGTATGAAGTACTTCCACTACTATCATTATCATAAGAATTAGCTTGTATAGTAAAATCGTACCCTTCCTTAGTACTCATCAGGAATGTGTGCCCCGTTGCATACGTGGTGTCCCCAAAATTAAATTTGAATAAACCTTCTGATGCGGAGGTACCAGACCCATATGATCTATTGGATACTTGGAAAGAAATAGCTGTGCCTGTATTAATACCGGCTGGACCTTGAAGCGTTAATGGGGTAGTAGCAGCGTCTCCTTGCAGTCCTACAGATGCCGCATTAGCCGCTGTTGTGTTGTCGTTTGCAAACCTAAGAGCCATCAACCCCCCTGCTCCACTAGTGAGGCTTTGTGGCTGGAATGCAACGATACCGTTAGACGTTACACTAATAAGTTCACGTCCGGGTGAGGCGGGGTCACTGGACGACCCATCATAAACATGCATACCAGAAGCGTTAAATCTAGACATTATAATAGATGTGGTAGCCCCATTGTAAAAGTTTAGGTCTTCTCCTGCAACGTCAAACTCAAACCATTTTCCTGTGGTATCAGCATTACTGTTACTGTTAAACCCTCTAAACCACGCTGCATTAGCAGCACTTGCGGGGGTACTAAATTTGAATCTAACTCCTGAAGTACCATCTGAACCAACCGTCAACATATGCTTGGCTAGGATTCCGTCTACGGCAAAATAATCCCCGCCTAACCTCATAGCAGAACCTGCCGCCCCTGATGCTGCTCCTTCTAATATTACTGAACTATCATTAGTATCAAATGAGAGTTCAGCTTCTAGCCCGTCCCCTGATGCACCATTAGCAGATACAGTTTTAATTGTAGCAACTTTTATTTTTGTCCTATCTTCAGATTGCCATGAAGTAGAAGCTACAATCTTAAAATCATTGAGATCATCATCAGGTTTAAAATATAACATATACTCAGTATCAGCAGATAAAGCACCACCGTTTATAGTAGTCGTGTCATTATTGTTAATGGTATATTCATCAGTTTCATTTCCGTCAATAGTAAGTGACTTATTAAACTTAAGCGTACCCGCCGCCCAACTCAATGTGTTGTGCCTAGTGCCATCGGGAGATGATTTAGCTCCTATTGTAAATGCACTGGTTAGTTTTGCTGGAACGTCCCCTATGGGAACTGGAGGGCTAGACCCTGTATCAACTCTCGAATGAGAGGCAGCGGAAGTCGTGGACTCCGCTAGATCAGTTGGTATACTTCTAGCGGCAGCACCTTGGGTTTCCCATGATGTAAGTGTTTGGCTACCCATATTCTGCCGTATTGAAACCTTAGTAACAATCTGATTCTCCCCTGATATACCTTTCGGTACACACTTAATATGCACCTGATGCCCTGCTCGTACACGAACTTGCCACCTGTAATAGTCATTTACTGCCCATGACCCTGTGTTTAGGGTGCATGTAATAACCCCTGCGTCTGTTAGGCTTGACACATACCCGTAAGCGGATACAGTGCCCCCTGTACCAGATAATTTAAGGAACGTAGCTCCAGTTCTTACACCTTTTAGTTCCCAATTGACAGCCGAGTCATGTAATGTAGCACCCGTGGTACTACTGGTAGCACGACCCTCTGCCCAATAATAAGGGAGCTGAGAGGTAGTAAAAGACAGTCGGTCAGGTACGTTTTGTCTCCCCTCAAATATTGCTGCTAATTTAGTACGGATTTCATCTGCATTTGATTCTTTATCAAAATTAGATTTCATAGTTTTTGATACACCCCATACCGCCTTAGGTTCATAAACATTTTGAGAACCTATAGTGGCGACGGAGGAAAGAGTTATCGTAATACCACTACTACTTGAATCCGCATATAGAGTCTCTCCAGCTACTAGGGCGTGGTCAGTCCTATCTGATAAAATCATAAAACCGGGGAAAGTACCCCCAGACACTACGGACATATATTGAATTCTACCAATGACATTATTGCCGGAGTCTACCAGATTGGATATGTCTGAGCCCCCTGTTCCGGGGGTAACGTCAAACCCTATACCGTCATACTGAGCCGATGCCATACCGCTTAAAGCCGTGTAATGTATTATGGAAAATCTTTTAGAAACACGTTTTCCTGTCTCATCATGATAGTAATTTGCTATAATATCAGTCACTAGCTCCCTATTGGATGTACTAAGGTCTAACCGGCTCATCATAATATGTTTTGTACCAGTTTCTGAGATAGATACACCAGCAGGTTTTTCTATAGTCAGACCATTGGTTAACGGGACTGCATCCCCTGAGGTTCCAGCTTCCTGTGCGGGCATTCTATTTCGTGCAAAATAGTTGAAGAACCCCGCAGGATTATGGGATGTAGCAGTACTAGTAAAATTAGGGTCAACATAATATATGTACCCACGATCTAGCGCAGTCAATTTTATATCTTGTAGGGCTTCTTGTAATATAGCCGCCAATACGGATATTTGACTACGACCAGCTTTTACTGGACTGGAAGTATTAGCACGATTAACAGATGAAGTTTCAAACCTATCTACGTCGCCTGAATCATTAGTAACTGAAAGTAACGACGTTGATATATGGTTACCTATCCAAGTTGATATTAAAGTATGCGCTTTAGTCGCTGCAATACTATCTGAGTCAGTATCTAAGTATTCATTTCCTAAACTGTACAGTGGGTCATAGCATACTGCTTCTATAACTTCTCCGTATGGAACTTCATAGGTCTTTGCCATACGGAAAATTTTACCACTGAAATATATTATATATTTGTCAGCGTCTAGAATCCTAATGTTCATAAACTCTTTAAGAACACTATTTGTGGAACTAGCAGCGAATATCCCATTGTTTTTAAGATCAGCTATTTTAAAAGTAGCAGTTTGGGGGTTGTATAAAGTGTCTATTATTTCTAATTCAAGAACTAAAGAATTGCCATTAGAAGTAAGAGCTACCCAGTTGGAGCCATCAAAATATTCTACTTGGAGTCTTCCGGGGGTCTCAGCCATAATATTTTTCTACCTTCCTTAGGACCATCCAGTAGTAGCTTGGTTATAATCGTCAGACTCACCAGTCCGACGTTTTGTAACAAGCAGAACTAAAGTGCAGTCGTATCTATCTTCTTTAGAAGGTGTAAGGTTTGTAGTAAACTGCTGGATAGCAAATTCATATTGTTCATACTTATTGTCTTCTTGTATTAACATTAGGGTTAGTTTCTGGCTGTCGTCGTAAGGATTATCTGAAACAAAAGTTTCCATGTCTTGCTTGGTAGGGACTTTGTAGACGGTCAGGTTTGAACCTGTCCCTTTACTGGGACCGGTTATAGTTTGCCCTGTGATTACTTTGTCAAGTAATAAACTTAATGTTATTGTAGGACGAACCATATTAAGGTCTAAAAGCTGAGGGTTCTCACTTGGTATAGCAATCTGTATCGGGGATTTCCCTATTTGATGGGCTACAGAAAGAGTTTTTAGTGCATATCTACGTGCACTACTTCCGTTTTGTCCATTCCATATTAAACACATTAGTTCTTGCTGTGCCACACTTACACTCCTTAATAATTAGCCAAGTTGCCAGCCATAGCCATGTCCATACTAGAACTGCGGGAGCCTAAACTATCGACTCCCATCATTAGGTTGAATGATGAGAAACTTTGTTCAGCAATTTGGAAACGATCAAATTGAGGAAGGTCAATCTGTTTCCCGAATGGTAGATCAATTTGGGTTGGTATCAAATCATATACCCAATTCAGAAGACCATTTATTCCTTTAATAATCGTATTTACCAACCCCTCAGCCAAATTACGTACACCATCATTAATAGTCCGTTTTATTCCTTCAGTGAGAATCATAGAAAGGCTTATCCTAAACAAATTAATAGGTCCCATAAAAAGCAGGATTATAGCATTTATAATTTTACTAAAGAGACTGCCGCCACCTAAAGAAAACATCTCCCTAAAAACATCTCCGATTTCTGAGAATAATTTGCCTACAAAGTCGTAAACGCTCTGTTTTACGTCCTCTGGAACCAATAGCTCCCACAAGATCATTCCTGCTCCTATCACTATCGCTGCAACGAGTCCGGGCACTACCCCTGTAGCCAAGATTCCTATAATAATGGGTACAGCGAAAGCCATCATATTCATTATGAGTTTTGTAATTGCCTTTCCAGTATCTCCTTCTTTAAAGGCAGCCCAAACTTCCGCTATTGCAAGAGGAATTCCTACAATCATAGCCATTGTACCTAGACCTTTTATCCCAGCCGCTGCTATTTTACCTATTTTAGCTAAAAATGCAAATGAAAGCCCTTTCGTTAAACCGCTGAAAAAGGCCTTTGCAGCACCTATACCTTTATTCCCTGTTTTAAAGGCTGCTTTGACATCATCAACTACGTCTGACTGTTCTATGGGCTCAAACAGGTCTGCAAATTTCCAATTCATAGGATTCCATCCCAAGCCTTTGAATTTCAATGCAAATTCGCTACCTACCATTGCCCCTAAACCACTTATGCTCATTATCCTGAAACCCTGCTCTACTAGTTCGGGCACACCAAAGTCGTTTGGTTTGCCAAAGTTCACTAGGTCAGTTAATTTGTACACAGCGTCTTTTAGCCACTGAACAGCCGTTTCAGACCAAGAGCCAATTTTAGGAATCCACCCAGATATAATGCCCACTAGTTTAAACAAATAAGGTGCTAGTGGGGCTAATACGACATCAACAAGCATACCAATAAGCTGGAAAACAGAACCTAAGAACCCCGTAAAAATCTGTGACTGTTTCAACATAGCTGCAAGGCTGATGTCAATTCCTATAAGTTTCTTTAAAGATTTATCTTTGTTCTTTTTTTCTTCTTCTTTGTCCTTTTTAGCACTATCACCTGAGGGTGAACTTGTCCCTCCCGAGGAACCTCTTCCAGAGGCGACGCCCATCTGAGTGCTAGCAGAACCCTCTATCTTTATCAATAGAGTTTTGTCCATTCCCATTACCATTTATCGCCTCCTTTCACTATCTTTTTGGTCTTTGTCCGCTAATGCTCCTAAAGCGGAAAGTAAATATGTTAGTTCAGACTCTGTTAATCCCAAGATATCTTTATAAGACATTCCCATTTTCAGTAGAGAAGCTACTAATGTCCAGTGGGAATACAACACATTTTCCGAGTCCGAAACAGGTATCCCCGTTAGAAATCTTAGGATTCTTTTTTTATGACCTCTATTTCTGTCATTTCATTAGTAAATGCGTTAGGAACCAGTTGTTCTAACGCCGCTCCTAGTGTACCATCAATCGAATCTAAAAACTCGTCTGTTACAGAAGATACCCCGTTCACAAACCATGGGGCATCTACAATAATTTTCTTTAAAACCTCTCGTAAGTACAAGCCTGAGTTAAGTTCTGGTTCCCCTGACTTGGGATCAAATGTCATACACTTTGTCGTAATATCACTTTTTTCAAACCATGGGAGTTGCCTTGTGGTTATTGTGAACTTATCTTCGTTTATAGAGACTTCCATTTCTGTGGTTGCCCCTTTAGTTTGGTACTTACTTATGTCAAAAGGTTGAGCCGCCGCTATTTTCTTATTTGCCATCTTTACTTTATTCTCCTGTCTGGTTCAGTTTATCATTTAAGGATATACTGGAACGCCATCTGTAATGACGATTTTCATATTCCTTGCTACACAATCTATGGATGTCTGTAATGTGGGCTCTTCTGTGATGTCGTGAGGTGCTGACCGTAAGAATACTCCTCCTTGAGCTAGTCCGGTCGCTGCTGTTGCATCTCCCGGTAAGTCTATTACCATCGTATCATTTGTACCCCTAGTAAACTCTAGTCTCACATTGAAGCCTTGAGACCCACTACCATAATTTCCCTCTAACAGTAATTGTTTGTACAGTTCAAGGGCTCCACCTATATCATTTCCTGTGGTTGCCTCTGAATCATTAAGTGACACGGTTGCAGAGAAAGTATATTCACGACGACCTTCACGCATTTCGTTAGGACCACGCCTTCTTCCGTTTCCATGCCGGGAACTTACGTAATACCGTTGCTCTGTTGCATTTGAAACGCCTATGGAGAAATCTCTAATTCTTGCAAATTCCTTACGGTCAACTGCTGAGTCCGCTGGAGATGTAACTCCTGCCCCTCCAATATACACAGTTCCTTCTGAGAAGTAATATGGTTCAGTTGTGAGGAAATCAATATCCGTGTCACTAATATCATCCATTATTGCATACCCGGGCATACCTGCACCAACCGAGTCCCCACTATATAAAGAAGTTCCTACAGTTTTCTGATCCTCTAAGTTATGGATAGTCCCCATGAAATTGACTGTATCCCATCCAACTGTTAGCATCCCACCTTCATCAGCACTAATAGTCATTGAGTCTACCATGCCGCCCAGTGAACGCCTAATGAATGCGTTTCCCTCATCAGAATCTAACATTCTAAGATGCCACGTCATTGTTGGGAGTAAGTTCGCTTCCGTAATAAAGTGTTTGAATACATTAGTAGTAACATCATCGTCAAATGCAATTATATA